GCCCCTGATCACCGACACGAAGGCCAGCAGATTTCCGCGCTTGCCGCGCCGGATGATCAGATCCTGATTGATTCGGTTTCGACCTCGAACGGCGTCATGCGCCGCTGGCCGCGACTGCCGATGCTACGAGGCACATTCTTCGTGGGGATCGCGAGAAACGGATGCCCGTTCACCGGCACGATCGTTCCACCATTAGCGAACAGCATGATGATCGTGGGCGTCTTGCTGTAGACGTAGCCAGCGGGATCGAGGCTGTATTCGCCAGCGGGATAAACGTTCTTCTGCCAAGCCCCGGCGACACGATTGCCGAGGCCGGCTGCGCGAACCTGCTCGCGATAGTCGGCCTGCAGGTCCGCCGTGCCCTGCGCCATTTCTTCAGTCGCGATCTTGGCGATCTTGCGCTCGATCGCCCCGAGCGCCGGCTTGAAGCTGCCGGCAGAAGCCTTGATCAGTCCTGCCATCGCTCAGGCCGGCGCGACCTCACATTCCCACACGTCCTTTTCGTCGATCAGCGGCTCGCCGATGACTACGAGGATTTCGCCAGTTTCCATGCGGGTGACCCGATCGCCGACCGCCGGGGCCGTGACTTCGATTTTGCGGACGCGGACGAAGGCCGCTCGCTGGACGATCTGACCGTGCGCTAGGCGACTATCTTCGTCTTTCTGGCGATAGCGGATGCGCACGGTCGGACCGATCCCGCTCCATGCAGCATCCTCGCCGAGGACGCGGAAAACCGCATCTTCACCTCGGGCGCGCATGGAGGGGAACGACAGGCCCATGATCAGATCACGGGAACCAGGCGCACCGTGCCAACGACATCGAGGGTGGCCTTGGCGGTCGACGCAACGCCCGCCTTGTGATTGTTGAGCGCCGTCGCGGTGAAACGCTTGTTGGCGTCATCCCAGTAGACGATCTCCAGTTCGGTCCATGCCTGTCCGTTGGCAGCGCCTTCGGCATCGAAGGTGTAATCGCCTTCGAGATAGCCGGTGAAGGTTTCGCCTTCGTCGGCGTCGGCCGCAGGCACGACCAGCAGCGCGCCGATCAGCAGCGGCACGCCCGACAGGACACCGCCCACCGGGGCGGTCAGGGGAAGGGAAATGCCCTTCGAATTGAAATTGCGCATATCGTGATCTCCCAAGGCCGCCCCTGCGGCCACTCAGGGTTGATGGTGGCTGGAAGGAAAAGGGATGGGCGAGGACAGCGCCTCGCCCATCAGGCGGAGGGACCTTACTGACCCGTGTGCGCCACGCGCCGCGATAGTCGATCGCGCCGCAGTAGAAGTCTTCGATGACGCGCCAGGCCATGCCGTCGGTGTTGAAGCCCTGCTCGTAGGTGACCTGCGGCCCCGGCGCATCGCGCAAATAGCCGTAGGAGAAGACGGCGAGGTCGGCGGGATCGGTGTAGAGTTCCCACGGATTGCCCTCGATCTCGGTGTCGGTCACCAGATTGAGCTTCAATGCGAACGGGTTGACGTTGCCGAACTGCTGGGCCTGCACGGGCGCGAGGAACTGCTCGGCCAGTGTTTCCTGATCCGGGCCGACGACGATGATCTTCGGCGCGAGATTGAGCGGCTTCTTGTCGAGGTCTTCCTGTTTGCGGATCGCGGCACGGCCAGCGCCGACCGTGTCGATCGCGATAGCCCCGCCGGCACCGGCAATATTGCCGTGCGCGACATGGAACAGCGTCTTGCCGTCCGCCATCTTCGGGCCGAGGCCCCCATTCTGCGCCTTCATGGCGTAGAAGGTGTTGTTCTCGAACCGGGCGATCATGCGGCCGATCGAACCAAAGACATCGTCGAAGGCGCCGAGATCGTCGTTGATGATCGCCTGACGCGTCAGGCGCAGGATGCGTCCGAACGACCCGAGGATTACTTCCTCGCGGCCCTCGTTGATCGTGCCGGCCTTGATCTCGCCATCCTCGGCATAGGGCAGCAGGCCGGGGAAATCACCGACGCGCAGCAGCTTCGTCGTCTTGAAGTCAGTGAGATCGCGACGCTGCGCGATGGCCTGAAAGGTCGGCGCGGCAAGGCCGTAGCGCGCCAGCAGCACCTTGTTCGCGGCCGCTTCCAGCAGCAGCGGAAAGTCGGAACTGGTGTTGGCGGCACGAACGATCTGGTAGCGATCCGGGCCGAGGCGCTGGTTGGAGCGCGCCGCGGCCATTTCGACGAAACCGAGGCCCCAGAATTCGCGCGTCTGGTCGGTCGGCTGCTCGCCGAGGCAGCGCGCGGCGATTGCCGCCGCCATCGCGGCGCGGCTGCCGATGGCATTCGCCTCCGAAACGCGGAGGCCCGGCGTGCCGGGGATGGCCGGGGCGGCCGAGACGCCGCCGGCCTGCGCACGCTGATGCTCGGCCGCCGCCTGCAGGATCGCGGCGCGGGCGGCGTCGGTGCCGACTTCGCCACGGCCGTTCTGCTCGACCAGCTCGCGGGCACGGGTTTCGACACCGAACGAACGCGCCTGATCGAGGAAGTCGACGGCCTCGATCGCGGAGAAGCGGGACGCGGCTACGACGGGCGCGGCTGGCGCGGGCGGAGCGGCTTCCGAGCGGACTTCCGGCACGCTGACGCCGGGGGCAACGATGGCAGGCTGAACGGGCGCGGCCGCGCCGCCCGGCTGATTGCGAAGCAGCATATCTTCGGTTTCCTCTTGATGTTCGGCGCGCGCGCCGGCTTCCGGGGTGGAGACGCCTGCAGACCGGACCCCGGCAACCGGGTCGGCAGGAACGGGTACGAGGCTGACTTCCAGCAATTCCCAGCTGGTTGCCGTCCAAGTGTCGGCGACATCGGTCTGCGCGGTCAGCGTCCACGTGCGGACCACGTAGCCGATCGAAATGCCGAGAACTTCGCCGCGTGCGACCATCGCTTCGGCAGCGCGCGCCGCATCGGTGTCACCGAACTGGATCGTGCCGACCAGCTGATCATTCTCGATGCGGGCATCGATCACGCGGCCGAGGACGGCACCGATGTCGTAGCTGTTGTGCGCATTGAGCAGCGGGCAGAGTCCCGATGCGACGCGCGAGAGATCGATCGATTCGGGGGCGATCTGCAGCTGCTCGACACCGAACCAGCGCGAAACAGGCGAACCGGCCGAGAAAACGGCCTCCACCGTGCGGGCGTCGGCGTTGTAGGACTGCGGCGTGACCGCAAAGGCGCGGGTGCCACGGCTCGCCGGAGGCGAACCACGCTGCTGCTGCTCGCTCGACGGCGTCTCGCGGGTGAGCATGACGGAAAGGGCGAGCGCAGCAACCTGCGCCGCCAAAGCGGATCGCTTCAATTCAAGCTCCTGTGGTTAGTCGGCGGACTTGCCGGCCTGATCGCCCTTCGGCGCGAGAAAGCCGGTTGCGAGCTGCAGCACACCTGCATCGGTCAATCGGCGGGGATCGCTGTCGAGCGCCAGGCCAAGCGCGTCGATCTGGTCGTTCATCGCCTTGATCGCCCGCATGTGATCTTCGGCGTTGATGCCGCGTTCGGCGAGGCTCTTGGCCAGCAATTTGAGGCCAGAGCGAATTTCGATCAGCTCGCCCATCAGATCCTTCACCGGATCGACGAAGCGGCGCACGGGCGTCGCCCATGTCGCCTTGACCTGCAGGAAGCGCTTGTCTCCCGTGGTCAGCGCCATGCGCGCCATCCGGCGCTTCACGGCGGGCGCGCTGTGGTGCGGGATCATGACATGCTGCTGCCAGTCGTCGAGCAGCGACCAGTGACCCAGCATCGCCGCGCGGAGGCTCGAATAGTTCGCCTGACTGACGTCGCCGGTCATGATGTGGTACGGCACCATATTCGCAGAGACGGCCGCGAGTTGCTGGCGGATGAATTCCACTGCCCCGCCGGACTGTGTCGGATTGAGCGTGTTGACCGTTTCGCCCGGCTGGGTCCGGAAGATCATTCCAGGGCGCAGCGTCTCGATCGCCGCACCGCGATCCGTTCCCTGCTGCGAGGTCAGCGGCGAACCCGATTGCCCTTCAGCTGGGCTAAGGATCAGGCCAAGACAGGACTGCAGCTTTTGCTGCATCCGCACCGCATCCTCGATGTCGCCAATATCGCGAAGCGTCATCGCGACCGACGATAGCCAGCTCGCGCCGCGTGTTTCGCCGAAGCGGAGGCGCTCGCGGACATGATCGATGATCGCGGCGTCGACCGGTTCGGAGATGCCCGCCTGCATCAACAGGTCGCCGGGGTGGCTCGGGAACAGCCAATAGGCCGTGCGGTCACCGCTCTTGCCATACTGGACACCGGAAACGACCCGCCCGCCGTCCGACATCATGCCGAGCTTGGACAGGTCTAGATAATCTGCCTCAAGCCCGATCATCCGGCCGTTGGGGCCATTATCGTCGGGCTGCCACATGGTCAGACAGTCGCCATCGACGATGATGCTGCGCGCGGTGAGCTTCTGATGCTCGTAGAAATCGCCCTCGCCATCGACCTTGCCTTCGGCGAAGGTGTCCCAATCGGCCTGCGCACGCGCCATGATCGTCTTGTCGGGATGTGAAAGCTGGGCGGAAATCCCATCACCGACCATATTCGCGACCATCTGGCGCACGCCGGCTGCGGCATACTTGTTGTTCCGGACGAGGTCGCGGCCACCATTACGCAGCACGATCTGGCCCCGCGCATCCTCCGCATCGGCCGAGGTCGACGGACGACGCCAGCCTTTGGTCTTCCTGCCCCGCGCGGCCGCATCGAATTCGCGAGCGGCATGGAGGCCCGCGCGGGCGACCAGACGGCGGGCCGCCCATTGCGGCGCAAACGGCGCAATCGCCGCGTCGATGACGTCCCCGAAGGCCATGGTTCAGTCGTTCTCGAAGGCGGCGAACGTCGTGTCCGACCGGGCGCGGCCGGCTGACGCGCCTGCCATGGCGGCCAAGCGCTCGAAATAGCTCAGCGCGCGCTGGATGTCGGTGACCGAACGGTAGATGACGACGTCGCCATCCGACTCGATGCGCGCTTCACCGCTCGACAGGCCGGTGCGCAGCTGCGCGATCTCGACGGCGTAATCGGGTGCCGGCATCATTCCATCCAATCGTCGAGATGTTCGATAAAGCCGTCACCGGCCGGGGCCGGGACTGCAGCGGGTGACGCAGGCGCCGGGGGCGCTGCGTCGGCAGAGGGTGGGACCGGAGCGAGCATCGCTCCGAACATGTCGGGCTGGCGCTGATCCTTCGGCGCATAGCGTTCGGCTCTAAGTGCGGCCCATTCGGCCTCGCTCAGAGTGGACACAAGCAGCTTTTCGGCCGCCGCGATCGCGTAGACGCGACAGTCGAGCCAGTGATTCTCACGACCCGGCATCACGCCCCATTTGCGGCGAGGATTGCCGTTGACCGTCTCGGTAACGATCGCCTCGGACGTGATCTGCTTGAAATAATCGTCCGGGGTATCGCGATGCCAATGGCACCGGCCCCGGACCTCGACCGGCACGCCGGCCGCTTTCTCCTCGCGCGACGCCCGAAGCGTCGAGCGAAGATACCCGTAGAAGCTCAGTTTCACCCCGAAGTTGCCGACGATGTAGGCCTTGTCCTCAGCCTTTTTGGAGGCACGGCCGGCATTGCGGCCCTGCTGTTCGTAGCGCAGGTTTTCACCCCGGCCGAGGACGGGGAGCGTCCAGCCGGCGCGACCGAATACCGGCAAGCGGTTCGGCGCGGCGCGGCAGAACCATTCTGCCGCTTCTGTGTGATAGCCGGCGTCGACGCAAATCTGATCGATCGAGTATTCCCGACCACCCGGATAGACGATCTTGCGCTTGGTGTAAGCGTCGAGGTCGCGCCACGCGCCTTCACCCTTCACGTCCGTGGTGCCGGGCAAGAACTGCATGTCGAGCGACCAGCTCTCGTCATTCTCGCCGAGAGCGATCAGCTCCAGATAGATGCCGTCGCCCTGCACGTCGCAGCCCATGACCAGAACGACCGGCCCGATCGGCATCGAGCGGGCGCTCCAGTGCTGCTCGCGCAGCTCTTTCAGCAGCTCGTAATCGGGCGTGTCACCCTTCAGCTCGAATTCGAGGCCTCGCGTGAGGTTCGTCCATGTCTTGAGCCGGTTGAGATCGCCTTGCGCGGCGACCCATTCGACCGCCATGTCGCCCCAGCTCTGGAACGTCGAAATAAGGCCATCGAGGAAGAAACCCCGCTTACGGCTCGGCTTCATCCGGGCGCGCCACGCCTGAAATGCTTCCTCCGACATGGCGCGCGGAGCCTGCTCGCCGTCGATTTCGAGGCTCAGCCACCCATCGGCGCGCTTCGCCTCCGCCTTCTGCCAATGATGCATGCGAGCGCCGCAGCACGGCGGATGCATGACAGCGGCTTCGACCGGCACGTTGGTGTAGTCGACATCCTCCCACTCCGGCCGAAACCGGCTCTGGCAGGACGGGCAGACGAGATAAAAGGCGCGGCGGTCGCTGGTGTCGTAGGCCCGCCCGATCTTGCTCGCACCCTTGATGCGGGGCGTCGAGATTTTCATCCGCTTGGACAGGCCGCGATTGCGGTAGACCTTCAGACGGGCGTCCACCATGCTTTCCGGGCTACCCTGACCATTCAGATCATCCGGAAAGTCGTCGAGATCGTCCTCGATCGCATAGCGCATCGTTTTCTGACGGAGGCCGGCCGAGGAATTCGCCCCGGCAAGCACGACATAGCCGACCGACGCGGCGAAGCGGATTTTACCCTTTGTCGAGCCGTCGCCATCGGCTTTGCCCATCGGGCGGATAGTGCCGCCCTTCGCCGGGTTGAGGCGGTCGCTCGCGTCGACCATCGGCCAAAATTTCTCGGCCGCCCATTCCAGCGCCGCCTTGTAGCTCGCCTGCACGAACAACATGGGGCCGGGCGCCTGGTCGGACAGAAACCCTATCCAGTTTTCGGCCGAGGCCGAGCCGCCAGACTGCGCGCACTTCTTGAGGTCGACTTCCTCGCATGGGTCTTCCGGCGAGAGTGCGTCCATGATCTCGACCAGCTCGGGAGCCGTATCGTTGCTCCACATGCCCTCGTAGGGCGTGCCCTCGGGAAATTCCCGAAACCGGGGCGCCCATTCCGACAGGCTCATCCGCTCCGGCGGCCGGATCGCGGCCGCGAGCGCCTTGCGCAACCGCCGCACGTTGCCGCGAAGGTTGGCGGCGACCGGATCGCTGAAGCGGGCATAGTCGAACATTATTCCGAGACCTCCTCAGCCTCGGCGGGCTGATCACCTCCTTCCTGATCGTCAGGATCGTCGTCGGCGTCGTCGCCGGCATCGATCCGGTTAGCGAGATTGGTACGCAGCGTGTCCGTCGCCTCGGCAAGGATGGCGACGACGGCGCGTGGTTCGGTCGCGGATGCCAGGCGCTCCGCGAGGTTGCGGTGCATGGCGCCCATCCGCGCAAAGATCGTCCGGACGGCCTCGGCGAGCATTCGCTCGCTCTCGATCGCCGGTAGCAGCTCCCTCGACCCCGTCAGGTTCTTCATGCGCTGCCCGTCTCGCTGCTCGCGCAGCAATTCGAGGCGGACATCGCTGATTTCGCGGTCGACGCTGTTGACCAGCGGCAGCGACGGTTCCGCCGCAGAGGCGTCCGGCACGGCAGGTGCGCTTTCGGCGGTACGGGGTCGGCCGCGTAGCGGATCGACGCGGGATGCGAGTTTCGCGTCCGTCTGCGCGACGTCGACCTTGAGCTTGCCGCGATCGGCAGGGTCGGGGGCCATCACCAGCAGGCCCTTGGCCTTCCAGTTGCTAACGGCCGACTTCAGAACCCCGCGATGCGCGGCGTATTCGGCCTGCGTCATCAGCGCGGAGTTCATAAGTTCAAAATCCGATTTGCCACCCAAACAGAAAGATCATGCGCTCCGCATCACCGCATTATACCCCCCGGCCGGGGAAGGACCCGAAGGGGGTGGGGTGCGGCCCGGATCGGCCTCGGCCCCGGTAACTTCTCACCAACCCGGTTCGAAACCGCCGCCGCGCCGGCCCTGAGGCGGCGACGGCGGCGTCTCGCGCCCCCCAGCGGCGAGATCATGCCGCCCGCCGTGAACCGCCAAAGGGGCAAGCCGGTTCACGACGGGCGGGCAGGTTCACGGCAGGGATTAGGACCGTGAACCTATGTGCTGTGCCCGAAGGCCCGACCCAACGTAGCAATAAATAGGGCTGAAACCGGACCGAGACGAACACCCATTATTTTGCAGGCGTCACATTCGAGGGCTTGACGATCTATACCCAAGGTTTGAGGCCGCGTTGAGCCTCTTGCAGATGTCAGTGATGGCGCGCCCATAGGCCATGCGAAGCCTATCGGCAGAGCCGGGCAAGGTGGGATCGGACGCCAACGACCCCCACGCGATGCGCGTCTGGCGACCGCTGGCAAGCTGCGCGACGGCCATATGCACGATCTTCCGCCGATCGCCGTCGATCCATTCAAGCCAGCCGAGCGCCTCCTCCATCTCCGACACCTGGTCGCGGGTGAGGGGCGGCAGGCGCGGCGCTTCCTGCTCACGCTCGTGGCGGACGATGCGCAGCTCGATCGCAGACAGCCCGGCGAGCGGGTTGATCTGGCGATAGAGCGACGAGATTGAGGTGCGCAGCCATGCGGCTTCGCGATCAGGCATGCGGCGGAGAAAGCCATAGGCCTGCACCAACCGCTCTTGGACGTCGTCGAACGACCAGAAGGGATCATCCTTCCGACATCCTTCCGGCGTTTCGCTTGAACCTTCCACCATGGCAATCCCTACTTTCTTAAGAAAATTAGACACTTACTCTATTCACTCGGAAGGGTCGGAAGGGTTGGAAGGATTTATGTATGTGAAGTCTCGCGCATGCCTGCGCGCATGCGCGCGCAGATGAGAGGCGGGGATGACCGCCGACGCTTCCAACCCTTCCAGACGCGCAGAAATCCTCACATTTTCCCTTCCGGCATCCTTCCGCCAACCTTCCGCCACGGAAGGATCAGAGCGGCGGAAGATCGTCGTCGACCGATCCGCCATGGGGGCGCGGGGGCGGTTGTCCGCGCTCGGCGTCGTCGATCGTGAAGGGCTTGGCCGCGCCGGTTTGCGGGTCGACGAAGTCGTCGACATGCCGCGTCATGACGATCCCCAGCCACTGCATCCCGTCCGACGCCTTCTTCTCGAAGCCCTTGTCGAGCATCGCCTTGGAGAAGCCCTTCTGCGTCCACTCGCGCTCGCCGGCCGCCTTGCACCACGCCGCGAACAGCGCATGGAGGTGCGACGACTGGACGCGTCCTTCCGGCTCCGGCCGGGTGCACAGGGTCAGGAAGCGGGCAAGCGGATCGCTTTCGGTGCGGTAGTCCTGCGTCGCCTTGGTGACGTCCTCCGGCTCGACAAGCCCATTGGCGAGCCAATCGAGCAATCCCTCCACCAGCCGGTTGAAGATGCCGGACGCCTCGCCCTGCAGCTTCGCCGGCAGGTCCGGGTCTTTCTTCGGCGATCCGTCCGGATTGGGCGGCTCGCGATCGATGTTCTTCGACCAGCCGACCAGCTTCAGTCGCCGCCAGATGCCATCGTCGGTATCGGGTATTTCCGGCCGGAAATTGCCCTGCACCGTCATCTTGAATAGCGGCCGCAGATCGAAGAACCCGCGATTGAGGTAGCGCACCGACATCGGCTCGCCGCCTGTCACCAGCTTGATCAGCGCGGCTGCGAGTTTCGCACCGCGCTCCGGCTCCGACGTGCGCAGCAGGCGGACGCCGCCGAGCCTCGCCAGCTCCGGCGTCGCCTGATCGCCGCGCCGCTTCACACCCTGATCGAGGAACGTCTCGATCGGGATCGTCGTCGTGTAATCACCCAGGACATAGCACCAGGCGTCCATAACGGTGGACTTGCCGTTGCCGCCGAGGCCGTACCAGAAATGCAGCTTCTGCTCGCCCATGTCGCCCGTCATGGACAAACCGCCCCATTGGTGCAGGTATCTCCGCATTTCGGGCTTTTCCTGTGCCCACGACATCACGCCGTCATAGAGCGGGCACGCGGCTTTGCGATCGAACTCGACAGGCGCGAGCTTGCTGATCAGGTCCGCGCGGTCGTGCGGATCGAGCTTCCATTCCGCGATCCACTTGTCGCCTTGCCGGCGACGACGAAAGCGCAGGGTGCCGTTCAGCACGTTGATCGTGAACGGGTCGGCATCGAACGCGTCGTCCTTCACCGCCAACCACGGCTGTGCGAGGCGCGCGATACACGTCAGCTTGCCGTTCGCCTCGGAACTACGCCCCCATTTGCGATGATGATCGGCGCGGGTGACCGCCTGCCCTTTCTTGACGTCGACGATGCAATCGAGCGCGTTTCCGTCGCCGCCAGACTGTCGCCACATCTTCAGCTGCGCATAGGCGAAGGCATCGAGCTTGTAGCGCTCCGCCTCCGGCAGCTCTTCCCATTCATCGAACCAATCGGGCTTCGTCGCGCCACTTTCGCGGATGACCTCGGCTTCGTCCTGAATGGCGCGCACCGTCCTGAACACGGCGTCCAGCACCTCGGGAGGCACCGCCTTTTCTTCCTGTTTCAGCGCCACCCAGCGACGGCCATCCCACCCCATCCAGCCGAGCGCAGGCGACCAGCGGAAATCATCGCCGAAGCGCTCCGCAAAACGCTCCGCGTTGCCGAGATCGGTGTGTGGCTTGAAGATGCAGCGGCGATGCCGCGCCTCTTCGTCATCGTCCGCCCCCCGGCCCCCATCGTCGTCATTGGCCGGCTCAGGCTTCCACCCGGAAGGTTTGCCATCCTCCGGCTCGCCACGGGGTGCGGGGCGGGCGGAAGGGTGGAAGGATCGAGCGGCGCGGGCGCGGGCGGCGGCGAGGACATCGGCGAGGTCGCGCGGTGCGCCCTGTCCGGCCGTGAGGCCGCGATCGAGTGTCTGCGATGCGCCGACCGGATCGCCATTGTTCGGCATCGCGTCGATCACCGCCTGTAGCGTCGACCGCGCCATCGCCTCTGTCAGCGCTCCGGCCGCCACGAGCTGCCCCATTCGGAACCCGCTCTTGTTGATCTGAATGTTGCGCCCTTCGCCCTCACGCACGGCCGCGAGCGTGTCCGCCTCCGCCGCCAGCGCCGACAGGCCGTATTTCCGCAGATTGGAAGCATCGGCGTCGCCGGAACCGTAGGCACGCGTGGCGGCCGAAGAGGAAGCGGGCGCCGGCTGGTCGCCGGCGGCTTTTTGAGCCGGGCCGGCCTTGGTGGAGCGCAGCAGCTCGATGAGCGCGCCAGGTGCGTCGACCGGCTCGACGTCGTATCGTCCACGAAGCCAGCGATAGACGCCGGCCGTCGCCTTCTCGCATGGCTCGACGATGGTGCTGGGCGGCACAATCACGTAGCCGCCACGGCCGCGAACATCGACATGCTTAGGCAGATTGTCCCGATTGCGGATCCTGTCACCGCCGTCGTCGGGCTGGCGCAGGAAGACGTGGACACCGCCCGAGGGCGTGACCGAAGCGAGCGAGCTGGGTATCTCGCAGCCGATCAGCGTCTCGGTATCGGCCTTCAGCTGCTCTAGCGTGAAATGGCGCTCGGCCAGCACCTCGCCCGTTTCGGGATCGACGTCTTGCTCGACGCGAGGATCGAAATCGACCGCGAACAGGCCGTTGCGATCCATGGCGACGCCGATCATTGCGCGAGGCCAGCGGCGCCACCAACCGACGATCGTTTGTTCGTCGGTGGTGGCATCCTTCACGCCGGTTGCCGTGTAGGGCGACTTGGCGCGCGAAATGCGCTCCTTGCCTGTCTGTCGATCGATATACGGCTCGCCATCGCTTTCGCGGCAGGGGAAGACCGGCCAGCCCTGCCGCGCATATTGAAGCGCGGCTTGACCCATGGGCGACGGCAGACTGGACACGGGGCAACACCTCCGAAACCGCCCGAGGCGGCGAAGCAAACAGGATCAGCGGGGAGCGGTCTTCAGCGCCTAGAAGGGCACGTCGTCATCGAGATCGGAATCGAAAGCACCGCGACCGGCGCCGGACCAATTGTCGCCCGCGCCCGCATTGCTGCCGCCATCGCCAGCAGAATTGCCGCCGCGTCCGCCGACACCGTCGAGCAGCACCATCGTGCCGTGAAAGCCCGAGACCACGATCTCCGTCGAATAGCGATCGCTACCGTCAGACGCCTGCCACTTCCGGGTCGCGAGCTTTCCCTCGATATAGACCTTCGAGCCCTTTTTGAGATAGCGCTCGGCGACGCCGCAAAGACCTTCGTTCTGGATCGATATGCTATGCCATTCGGTGCGCTCTTTGCGCTCCCCGGTATTGCGATCCTTCCACGTCTCGCTAGTCGCGATCCGCAGGTTTACGAGCTTCCCGCCATTCTGGAAGCTTTTCGTCTGCGGGTCTTGCCCGAGATTTCCGACAATGATGACCTTGTTTACTCCGGCCATGACGCCCCCTTCTAAAACAGGCTTGCTTGGTGAGTTTGATTGGCTGCTATCCAGTCCTGCACCTCGCGGGCAGCGGCGACGTAATCGGCGCTTGGCGTCTTTGATTGCTCTTGCCCCGGCCGGAAGGCCCGCCAGATTTTAGAGCGGAGACGCTGCGGCAACTTGTACCAATGTTCGCGGCATCCCCACGATGCCGGCGGAACTCGCCGATCGCAGCCGGGCCAATGGCAATGATGCTCGCCGGAGCGACCGTCCGCGATCGCGGCCCGGACATACTCGGCTTTCTCGGCGATCGGCGCGCCCGTCATAGCAGCGGCCTCAGCACGGCGCCGGGATCGAGCGGTTCAACGATCTCGATGCCGCAATCGATCAGGCAAGGCGTGCACGGCTTCCAATCACCAGCCGCCTTGCCGAGCTTCAACAGCTCGCCATGCACGGCGTAGCAGGGCGGATCGCCATCCTCGGCACAGCGGTTAGCGCAGATCGCGAGAGCAGGATCGTTTGTCATGCTGGCATCCCATCATGCTGAACGCCATCGAGCAGGCGCCCCGCGCCCTTCTTTGTCGACAGGAACATCGTGATACCGGCGCCGACTGCAGGGTCGACGTCGCGACCGAAACGCACAGTGCCATCCGGCCATGCCGCCATGTTCGGGCATCCGGGCAGACTGTTCGGTGTCGCCCAGCTCGCGTTGACCGCCGAAGGCAGGATAAGCGGCGACCAACCGCCCCATTGCTTGAACAGGAACGGCACTCCCGCAGCGGTGCACTGATCGCGCAGGCTTCGCACCCAAGCGGGATGCATCGGGCGACTCTAGAGGATCCCCGGGACCGAGC